GCCATTGGCTTGCTCCAATAAAAAAAGCCCGCTCAAGGCGGGCTGTAGTAGGACGGGGGACGAGTCAGCGGTTGGTAATAAAGTCGGCTTCCTGGCCGATCCGGTACAGCTTCGTGCCTTCCTCTCGGTTGTCCCACACCAAGCGGTTTGCCACGCCAGCGGCGTCCAGAGCGTCACGCACCGCCGACGCCAAGACTTCGACCTCGGCGTCATCCATCGACCAAACGTCGATATGGACCGAAAAAAAGTCCCCACATGGGGGACCGCTAATTTGGTCGTAGGGCTGGTTGGACGAGAACCATGTGATGTATGGGTGCGGCACGTCTTGCGGTGCCGCACCGTGGCGATAGATACGGACGGGATTGGTCCCGGCCAAGGCTCGTACTGCAGGGGTGTTGAGCGTTCGGAATACGGCAGGCAGCACGCTATTTCCCCCCGCTGTTCTGTGCCGCCAGCTTTCGCACGATGCGGTCTACGCGGCTGATAAGGTCAGTCCTCACGACTTCGATTGATTCGGATGCCTTGGACAGGAATGCTGGCTTTAGCCACGGCAACGGCTCCTGCTGGCTGGTGCCAAACTCAAACATGAAGGCGATATCATTCGCCTGAACCTGCCTCTCCTTCCTCGCCCTGACTTTCCGCTTTGACTTGGCGGACCGGCGACTGGTGCGCTTAACCCTTCTGGCGGAGGGGTGATTGACTGGCCGGACGGTGACGATAAAGCGCTCGCCCTTCATCCCGACCGGGGGGTCTTTCCGCATGGCGACTACGTTCTTTTCCGTGAAACCCGTGCGGTTCGTAATCTTTGTCTTACCTGGGGCCTCGATGGAAGTCCGCAGGTTCTTCTGCGCTTCGTTCCTCAGTACGCGGGCGCCCTTGGCCAGCGACAGGCGAACAGGACCGCCACGCTTGGATACCACTTCGGGGGGTAGGCTTTGGAGTGTTTTCAGGACGCCATCAAGGCCTTCCAGTTTCACGTCGACTTTCATAGCCCCTCGCTTGGGCCGTCGCTACAAGGCAGCGTCAGATATTCAAGCCCGCTTTCCTTGTCCGACAGCACCCCCTCAATGCCGTAAATCCTATCGCCGTGACGAACGCGCATGGTCGGCCGAACTCCGGGCCTGTACCGGATCGTGATCCGAGCGGTGACGCTTGCTTGCGTCGCGGCCGCTTCGATGAACTCCCGGGCCGAAAGGGGCTCGACTGCCGCCCATACGGACGCCACATCTGCCCATTCGATCTTTACCGCGCCGGTGTTTTGGTCTTGTACGGTCTGCTGCTCCTGCAGCGTCACCCGGTGGCGTAGTTTTCCCGCGCTCAGAGTCATTACGCCAGCGCCGGGTCACGCAGTGAGTACAGCAACGCCGTAACGGGCTTTGGCAAATACCCTTGCTCAAACGCGTTATCGGCGTTCACATCGCGGTCCTTATAGAGAAACCCGAGCATCAAAAGCACGGCCGCTTGCACCTCGAACAACACCTGATCGCTATAGACTGGGAGCCCGTCCGGGCCGATCACGACAGCCCCCGTCTCATCCCTCTCGGGTTCATAGACGCTCGCGGATTTCATGTAGTTGAGGACGGCCTTCGATGCGCCGTAAATCTTCAGCGCAAGATCCGAGTCCTCGCTGTCAGAGTCTATGCGGAGGTGATCTTTTGCTTGGTCCAAGCTAACGAGCATTGTCATTTCCCGAACTCCGCAACACTCTTTCCATCGCGCCCCTTCTTCACAGCCAGGCGCCAATCAGGGTTACCGATCTCTGGCTTGCTTCTCGTGGTGGCTTGCGCGATCCAATAGCTGCCCCCGAACGTCACCCCGTCGCCCTTGTCGAATGACTCTCCCTCACGGTAGAAGCCGCGGTCAATGACCACCGGGACCGAAAAATGAAAGTCTTTCCGCTTATCGCCAGCCGAGAACGTCAAGCAGAAACCTCTCTCTCCATCGTGTTCGAGGGTCAGGTCGTCGAAACCAAGCCCGTCACGGCCGTCTTTCCCGTCGGCACCGTCCCGCCCGTCTTTCGGTTTCTCGAAACGGTCCACAGCGCGTTGAAGAACATCAGTCGCGCGCCGCTCGAAGTCGAGTTCCCACCGTGCCAGATGGCTGTCCAGTAGCACCTTGGCGTCCTCAATAGTGAAGCTCTTACCATCTTGTCCGTCGCGGCCGTCCTGACCGTGGGCGCCATCCTTGCCAGCAGGCCCAGGCGGAATCTTTTCCAATACTCTGGCGGCAATATCTTCCAAATCGACAGGAGCAGCGTCCTTGCCATCCACGCCGTCTCTGCCGTCCTTCCCATCCCTGCCGTCCCGGGGGGGCGGCAGTTCCGCAATGGCACGCTCGACCGAGTCGATCCGCGCGGACAACGCTTCTTGAACGCTACGGACGTAGGCCTTCACCACGTCAACCATTCTATCGGCCATGGCCTTCATGTCAAGCCGCATGGGTCAATCCTTTCTTGAACTGGTCCAAAAACTGGCGAGCGGCGTCCGTCTCTGCGTCGTCCTCCTCTGGGCTTGGCACCGGCGTTGGAGTGTTCTGGCCGGCCAGCGGGTTCGTCTTGTCCCGCTCATCGAGCGCATCCAGGCTGTAGTTCTGCTGTTGGAGGTAGACCGTATCGCCTCCCTTGATCCTCTTTAGGTTCAGCCGCTTCCGGGCCTCATTGGGGGCCATGATCGCGCCGCCAACTGCCGCTGCCAGCGTCGTCACCTGCGTTGCTTCGTCCATGCGAAGGAGAACGTCTAAGTCCAACTCGGTGCCGTAGTGATCGGGCAAGCCAAGCCCTTCATCCATGCACAACTCGAACTCTTCGATAAGTCCATGCAGGCATTCGTCGTAGTAGTCCTGCTTCAACTCTCCGGGCTTCTTGCCGGGCGGAGGACTCCCCACCCCAACCAGGTAGGCAGGCATGTGGAATACCGAGCAAATGTATTCGTCTAGCCGGCGGGATTGCTCCGTAGTCTGGGCGTCTACCGCCGTCATCCGCATCGGCTCGTACTTCAGGCCATCGCCCATAACGGCGACTTTGCCCGCGTTCTCGCCGGTATAGTTGGCTGACCATTTTTCCTGAAGTCGCTTTGCCGTTTCGTCGCTGATAGCTCCGGGAGCAGTCAGAACTCCGCCGGGGTTCGCCCCGTTGGCGAAGAAATTCAACGAGTCGCCGATGATTTTTAGGCCGAGGTTGCCCGACATGCCGCCTGCGAACAACGGAGACACACCCATAAGCGGGTGGAAGATAGGGTTCATCCGGTCATGGATGATTTCTTTGGCTGGAACGGCAATGGCGTCGTCCTCGGTGATGCCGTTGAGGTTGTCGACGCTCAGTTGATAAAAGATCGACCCATCCGGGCTGACAAGCGGATGAACCTTGGTCGGGTCAAGAATGTACAGGCCCGTGACCACGCCCCGGTTGTCACGCTGCTTGATCGCGTAAGTATTCCCGCGACTCAGCTTGGACATAATCCACCATTGCTTGAACTGAATGTGGTTCTGGTAGCGATTCGGTCGTTTCAGGACGGGAGAGAAGGCGGGGCTCGTCGTCTCGTTCCAAATGCCATCGGCATCGAGCAGCACCAGCTTCGCGCGCAACTTTCCTATGTCGCTGGAAATCTGCGTTATGCACGCGTAGACAATGGGGTGACACAGTATGGTGTCGACTGACCATTCGTCATTTTTTTGCCAAGCCCCCATATATGGCTCCCGCACAAACGGGAACCACCCGCGGCTATCCCCAACGGACGCCGCTGGCGTGCGCTTGATCTCTAGGCCGAACAGGCGCATTTCAATCCTTCGCCTTCATGTCTCGCCGCTGGTAACCGCGCCGCTTCTTGGTCGGTTCTTCGCCCTCGTTCTCGACGGGGGCAGTTTCGCTTCCAGGGTCCTGGGCGTGCGCCGGCGGAGCGTCGGGCGTAGGTCTTTCATGACGCGAAGGAGCCGTCGCCGCCCACCCTAAAGCAACAAGCACTTTTGCCTCATCTGAGGTGGCCTCGTATTCCTCTCCCTTCTCGCGCTCTCCCGTGCCAAACGGATGCTTGCGTAGCGCGACTAGTTTCACGGAACTCATGCCCTCTCCTTAGAAAAAAGGAGGGCGCCCAGAAAGGACGCCCTCGCTTTTAACGGTTAGTCGTCGCCGCCCTGTACGGGAGCCGCACCATTCCAAGACACGCCAGACAGGTACTGAACCGCAGCCGACCGAGCCTTCATCCAGTTGACGTAGCGCTCAGCGCGGATCGCTAGCAGGTTGTGCTGCCACAGGCTGACCATCACAGTGGTAGCCGTCGCCGGGTTATCCGGCGCGCTGTCCATCTGCAACGAGGCCTCACGGCTGGCGTCGATAGAAACCTGACCGTCGTCAGCCAGCAGAATGTCCTGGGCGTTTGCCAGAACCACAATATTCCCCACGGCTTCCGAAACCACCACTGGCAAACCGTAGAAGGTGCCGCCCGCCATGTTCACATCCGGGAAGGCGCGCTGGCCAAGAGCATTCTTCATCAGAGATAAGCCCAGGGCGTTCGTCGCCGACATGATCCAGACCGCGTTCGTCGGTGCGAGGTTGGCTGCGATGAACGGC